TTATATTGCAAGATATCCTCTGGGTCTTTTACCACAGCAATTATCTCGTCCTCGTTAAGTATTCTCACTTCACCACCTTCTATCCCAAACCTTGATCCAGCATAACGACCAAATATAATCCAATCGCCTTTCTTGCACCACGGTCCATGTGGATATCTCTTTTCATCTTTATAACAGTCTGGGCCCATTTTAAGAACTAAAGCCGTAACTGTTGTATAGCCACGCTCTTCCATGTGTTGATCTGTTAATATAACACCGCCTTTTGTTTTACCTTGTCCTTTAAAAGGTAATACTAAAATACGCCATCCAGTTGGATCTGGTAAACGCTCTAACACTTTGTCTGTAGGTAAATGTTGTATATCTTTTGTAGCGTCTTCTTGTATTTTTTTAAGAAATTTATTTTCTTTATCTTCCGCTACTTTATTATTTTCATCAGCTTCTACAGCTAAATCTTTTTCTTCTAAAGCAAATATTCTTTTAGGTATTGCCTTTGCTGGTTCCGTCATTATTATCCTCATCTTTCTGCAGGTCTTGTATTTCCTGTTCTATTATTAAGTAAGCTTTATACTCACCTACTGCTTTAACATAGGTATCCATTGTTGGCAATCCCGATGCTATTACATCTTTTAAATTTTCTTTGCGCTGTCTGATCTTTTTTAATATTGACCAAATCGCGGTTACGTCTTCCACTACTTCTTTTTTTTCTTAGGAATAATTCCTTTAGCCATTAAAATATCTTTTTTAGTAATTTTACCATCACCTGAATGATCTGGAAATTTACTTTTCTTTTTTGCTGAGCCACCTTTTTTATAAGTAGTAGTCATCATTTTTTTACCAGGTGTTTTTCTTTTTTCTGGCTTTGACATTATTCTTCCAACCATAATTATCTCCTTAAGTTGCTTTTATACTAACAGTCCCATTTGCGCAACGACTTATTAATCCTTGAATTAGGATCTCTAGCTGTTTTTGCACTTGTTAGTTTTTTCTTCATGCCACCCATACGAGCGCAGAATGATTTACGTCTACCACTAGTCTTAGACTTAGTAGGAGCTTTTAGTGTTCCTTTTTTATAACTTGCACGTCCTTTAGCATTTAGGCCACCTGATTTACTTTTTCCAGCTTTTCGTGTCCATGCTGCTGTCTTAGGCATACTTTGTTTTTTTCCTTCTATTTTCCATTACCATGCCACATCCTTTTGCCAAACCTTTTGGATTTTTATCTGACTTGGCTTTTCTTTTTTGTGATAGTGATTTTTTCTTAGCCATTATCTTTTAACTAGACTGCCACCAAAATAAAGTCCTACAATAGCACTCATTAGATGTGTATCAAGTGGTGTAATTATTAAACCATTAAATGATTTATCCATTACTACTTCTTTGCTTTCAATTAAAAATAAAAACCCTCTAGTAAATTCTGTCCACGTTAGTACAACAGTGGTATCAAAAAATACTGGAGCAATTTTAGGCCATACAATGATAGCGCCAACGGCAGATAATGCTATTATTCTTCTGGTAAATGTAAATCCTTTGTCAGTAAAAGCGCGTGCTTTATCTATGTGTTTCATTTGATTATCAGCTCTCGCTAACAACATTTTTTGTTCGTCTTGCTTTGCTTTAATTGACTGGGACCATATTGACATAAACCCACCTAATAAAGATGAGCCTAGCATTGTAATCATTTCTACTGGTAAACCACCTAACATACTAAAGTAACTATTCCTCCACGTTTATAACCTTGGCTAAAACCTTTTGCTGCATTTGTATTAATCATTGCTTGTTGTAAAGGTGACATTGCCCCAAACATGTCGTTAGGGTTTCCTTGTGGCATTCCTCTACCATCTCCACCGCCGCCGTAGCTGTCTCCACCGCCGCCACCACCGCCGGAACCGTAACCTCCATATCCACCACCGAAACCTCCTGATCCTAATCCTGCACTTTTATATCCATAAACACTTGGTAAAAATGTTTTTAATTGAGCAGCAGATGCATTTTTATTTTGTAGTCCTTTATACGCATCGTATAAATCATCATTACTTTCTACTTCACCAAAAGATAATATACCTGTTGGGTCATATCCTAAATTAGAATTGTAATTAGGATTAACCTGTCCATCGGGAGTGAAAGGATCATATTGAGACACATTAGAATATCCCATTTTTTCCATAGTAGCTCTTATAGCAGCAGCTTCTTTATCTGTTTGAGCGTTTGCTAATGCATATTTTAATTTATTTGCTTCTATCTCTGCGCCAAAAGTACCTCCTAAATCACCAGAAGCTTCCATAGCAAACAAACCTGTTTTAGCAATTTCTTCTAATTTTCTATCGTCAATGTCGTATAAATTTATTTGATCGTTTTGATCTTTTTTTTGTGAATTCATAAAAGCAATTGCTTTTGCTAATTCTTTTTGTTTTTCTTTTGCAACATTGTAAGCAGCTTCGTTTGCTACTTTACTTTGATTTTTTATTTTATTTATTTCAGCTTGAGTAAGTCCATCTTCGTTTCTAGCTGTATTGTTATGTACTGTTTGTCCTACAGAAGAAATAGAACTTGACGTGTCTCTTCTATTGTTATTATTATTGTTAGATGAGGAACCACCTCCGCCACCTCCATAGCTAGATGATGCAGCTCTATTAGTGCCACCACCAGTGGCATTCATGTAACCACCAAATCTAAACTTTGGCGTTGCCATTATCTATTTACTAATGTTTTAGAAAAATCTATTTGTGGTTTTCCTTCAAACAAATTTTTATACATTTCTGCAAATTCTTCATAAGGAACTGGACCAAATCCTTTCATTGTATCAGACATAAGTTCTGTAAAGTGTCTATATTCATCTTCGTATATTCTATCATTACTTGCGTAATTAGGTCCTTGACCGTACATGGATGCTATTCCTGCCTCCCTACCACTGTCGTTAAATGATTCTGTTTCTTCTATGACTTCAGTTGGTATTATATCTGGCGGTGCCATTCCTTCCATTACAGGAGGTTCTTTTATTGGTGGTGGAAAAGCTTTTACATCTCTATCAAATCTTACGTTATCTTCTGCTATAGCGTCTAACATATTCATTTCGTTTCCATAATCTATGTTAGGATCAAGTCCCATTTTTCCTGGTGCAGGGTTTGCACTTGTTACTTGACCTCTTGGATTAGATCCATCTACCGGGCCACCATAACCATCAGATTGAATAGAACGAAAAGGAGGTTCTGTAAATGTGTCTTCAATTGTAACTGTATTGTCTGGGCGATCTTGATTAGGGTATGGTATTGTCATTTCACTACCAGGAAAGGTAGGTGCTCCAAAACCAAAAGTTTGTGCTGCGTAGTCTGCCATTTCACCTTCGTCTGAATTAGCAGCTCCTGCTATGCCTATTTTGTTAGCCATGTCTTTTCCAAAATCAGAAACTTTACCAAACATTTCTTTTGCCATCATTCCCATTAACCCTCCAGACTCGCCATACTTCATTGCAAAATCTTGAGCAGGATACATTGTTGCGTAAGCATTAGGTGCAGCGTTTCTAAAATTATTGCTTTGGTTAGAAAAATTTTTCTGTACTTCTAAAGGTGCTATGCCTTGTCTATTTCCTATTGTGTATTTATCATTACGGTTATACGTTCTTCTTACATCTTTAAGTTCGTCTAAACGTGGATCATTTTTTGTAAAATTAGGTGCTTGCGATTGCAAGTCCATCATACGATTGTAATTTTGCATCTCCGGCCCCTCATTAAAAGGGGTCGGAGTATTTATTTTTTTTAAATATTGTGATCTTCTGTCTACCATTATACTCCTGGCATTATCGACTTAAGAATTACAATGACTATAAGGGCAACGATACCGGCTTTAATCCAGTCCTTTATTCCCCATTCGCTCCACTCTTTTAAGTGAGCCCATAAATCTGTTAGTAACTTCATATTACCTCCTCTTCTTCGCTTTACCACCTTTACGCATAGTCAACGGTTGACCAGTTGCTTTAGCAGTCTTCTGGGCTTGGTGAAATCCTGGTGATGTACTAGGAAATTTTTTAGCACCTACTTTAGGTGTCATACTTCCGCCCATATTCTTTTTTTGTGGTTTAGCAGTTTTTGCACTTTTAACAAAGTCTTTTTTCGTTGGGGCACCTTTAGCGCCTACTTTTCTCATTTTTTCACCGCTGCCAGCTTTTATCCTAGCTCTTTTTGCGTGTATATTTGCGTATAATCCTGGTTTAGCCACAATGTCTCCTTTAGTGTATCGTTGGTTTATCGACCGAGTAATATAATTCCTGTATTACTTCTTCTTGTATTATAAACGTTTCTGCCACAGCTGCAAACATATTTGCTGCACCTTCTATGCCAAGTCCACTTACATACATGTTTCTGCAAACAGCCATCAAAGCTCCACATACTTGTAGATAATCATCTGGATGTTTAATTTCGCTGTTAGCTGCATCTTCTATCTTTTTCATAGTCACAGCTATTTTTTCAACTTTATTTTTAATCTCCTTTAGTTTTTGCTCGTCCATTTGTCCTCGCTATTTTTTCGTTTGCTTCTGACTTCATTGATTCTCTAGAATTAATCATGTTTTCTTTAAACATAACCATTGCTTCTTCTGAATCTTCTTTGTTAACATCAGCAGCCATTTTCATTATTCCTAAAGTGGTGTCGGCTTCTAATTTGTCTCTTTCGATATCTAATTTTTCTCCTTCTACCATAACATCTTTTTGAACTTTCATTTGTGTTTCCATAGCTTTAAGATCTAATTCTTGTTGTTTAAGTTTAACAAGAGGATCTTGAGCTTCTTTACTAATTCTAGCTTCTTCGTCTTGAGCTAATTTCATAGTCATTTCAGCTTCTATCTGTGCTTGTTTAGCAGCCTGCGCATTAATTAATTGCTGCATTTGCTGTTCTACTTGCTGTGCCATTTGTGGATTTTGTTGTGCTTGCTGTTGTGCTTGCTGTAATTGTTGTGTTTGTTCTTTAAATTCTTCATGCACCATTGCACCAGCCATTAAAGAAATGTGCTCACAAATATGTGCTTGTAGTAAAGAATAAATCTGAGGATTAATTTGAACCATACGTGTAAACATAAATTCAGCATGTGCTTGTATGTGTGCCTGATGATCTTGCATAGGAAAAGCTTTAGGTGCTTTACCATTCATCGCGCCTGCATTTTCACTAGAAGGACCCATTGGTTGAGGTAATTCAGGATCTGGTTTAAGTATAGAATCAACATTATCAACGCCCATTGCATCATACATTCTTCTGTATGCTTCACGCATATTATGTAATCCAGGATTTGCTGTAGCTAATTGTAGCTGCTGCTGTGCTAATGTAACACGTTGTGCCATGGAAAAGATGTTAGGATCTGATACTGGGATAACATCAACACGATCATCAAAATCTTGTTGTTTAATCATTTGATTACCACCTACTACTTGGTAAGGATATTCTGGTGGTAAGTACAATTGAAATACTTTAGCCAATAATTTAAATTCTATTTTTTGTGCGTAATGTAATCTTTTGTGAATAGCTGACATAACTTTAGTTCCTCTTTCTAAAAGAGCCATTGTTGTGCCTACTGGATTCTGTTCATTACCTTCACCCATTTTCATATCTGCAATAGCAGCAAATGATTTACCTGCATCAACAGCAAAACCTAGTAATTGAAACAAAGTACCACTTGGTTCTTTATAAGGCAGAGGTAATAATGATTCCTTAATAGATGTACCTGTTACGTCTACATCTCTAAACTCACCTGGTTGTAATGGTGTGTCGTCGTCACGTATTCGCATACCTCGTGCTTTAAATCCTGCCGGCAAGTTAGCAAGAGTACCTGCATCAATTAATTGTCGCAAAACACTTGTTGCAGTTCTTGATAACCCACCTAGCATGTGTATTAGGCCAAAGCCGTAAAAGCCTAGACCTGGGAGGAACTTGTAATGTACAAAATAAGAAATCTTTTTAAAATCTGGATCTCCTTCTTTATAATTTCTATAGATAGATAAAATTTCTCCAGAGTATTGATCTATTGTTATAATAAAAGGAAGCTTAACACCTGATGTGTCTTCAAACCCTGGTACGTCTGTTGTAATGTGCATTTCTAAAAGAGTATGCTCATCTTCGTCTTGTCCATATTCACGTTGCACACCTTCTAGAGTGTTTACTTTTTCTTGTGCTTCAGAAGTTTCTACTTGTCCTGTTGTAATAGGTATGTCTCTGTAAAAACCTTGTAGCTGTTGTTTTCTAATATCGTTGCCATTTGTTTTAATAACGTGTGTAACTCTAGCTGCATTTTCTAAATCAGTAGCCATGTAGTTTATTACTAGATCTTCTCCCGTTACAAACTTTGCACACGCACGTTTCATTAACGCATCATAATAAATCTTTTTAAAAGCAGAACCAGAAAGTGGTAGATAAAATAACAATTGGTCCATGTCTGGATCATACTCTTGCATGATTTCTGTTATTTGATAGTTCATAAATTGTTGAACTCTTTTTGCCTGATCTTGTACTTCAGGAGTGGAGAGTCCTACAACTTGAGTTCGTACGGGGCCGCTTGGGGGGAGAAGTTCCTTATACGCTTGAGCTTGAAATTGAGTTACAGACTCAGCGAGTAAGGGGTGTACGACCCCGGACGCTCCTTCGAAGGGCTCTGTTCGGTTTTCATATTTGAATCCTAACATGTCAAGGCCTTTGACGTAGGAATCTTCCCAGTCTTTCCTTGAGTCTTTATCCGCTTCGAAATCGTTTACTAGATCACTAGAAAAACGCATCAGTTCATCTTCTTCTATGTAATCTGCTAAATTGGCATTAAATGGTATGTTTGACGTATCAAGAACTTGTTCTTCTTCACCGACAACGGCACTGCCATCATCCATAATTTCTACGTTCTTTTCTATAACGTCATCTTGTAGTTGTATTTCTTCTCCTGTAGGCTCTATCTCTAAAGCGTCTGTTAAAGAACTTAAAGCTTTTTCTATATTGTTATTTGGATTTTCAGCCATTATTTCTTACCTTTTACTGAACCACCTTTTTTATAAATAGGTGTGCCTTTTTTAATTATGTCTTTGGCGATTTTGTTTTCTTTGATTAATATCATTGGAATCTCCCATCCCCTTTTTTTCTCATCAACTATAGCAGTTTTCATAAATTTTGCACCTACTTTTTTTGCAGCCTTTTTCATAGCTCCGTTCGCTATTGGTCCGTACGCTGTTAAATTACCAATAAAGTCTTTACTGCCTGGGCTTAATGTTAGATTTTTAATGGCTGGAGTAGAAATAGATAACCCATCATAACCACCTTCTTCTGCTACACGTAACAAGTATTTCATAACAAATTCATTGTAATCTTCACTTTTTCTAAGTGGTCCTTCTGGTATTCCTGTAGTATTTGTATTTTCAGCTAGTTTTGATTTTTCCTCTTCTAAAATTCTTCTAATCTTAGCTCTTTCTTTATTAAGTCTTACCAACCTAATTTGTGTCGCTTTGTTTTGAGGTTTTGTTAACAAGTCTTCTATCTTTGCCTGTATTAAACGCATCTGTTGTTCATTAGCATTTATTTCTTTTTTAAGCCTGACATCTTGTCGTGGTGCATATTGAGCATCTTTTACTAGTTCATCATAATCTCTTTGTAAATAACCATCCAGTCTGTTTCGTCCTTGCTTGGGAGTTAGTCCTTTTTTCTCAAATTCAGCATGTTGTTTTTTTAGGGCACGTTGTGCCATATTAATTTTCTGGTGCATGTCAGATTGTATTTCTTCTATATGCATTAGCCTTCTACCAAATTGATCTGTTCTATCTGATACACGTGTGTGAACTACACCACCAGCTCTTTGTCCTTGGCTTAATCCAAAATCATGGGCATACGTATAATTTGGTTCGCCTGATCGTAGTTTACCTGGTTTATGCGTAAATAAAAACTCACGGTAATTATCACCACCACTTAGTGTTTGTGTGCCCTCGTGTATAGCTCTACTATCGTATTTACTAAATCCTGAAGTTCTTTTTCCAAGGGCCGTGGATACTTGGGATAATACTTCTTTTACTTCAAATGGAAATCTTTGTGGAACACCTTCTTCTAAAGCATTCTTAACACCAAAATTTCTTTCCACCATTTCATTTATTTTATTACTAAGGATTGCTTTTTCATCTGCATCTCCGCCTAATCGTTGTAAAGGATTAATAACAGTTTTCATGTAATCAAAAAATCCTTTTACTTGTGGGTTACGAATAGCTTGGGTATCAATTTTATTTAAACTTCTTTCCACTTTACTCAGTACTTTAGCACCCGTGGCATCACCTAAAGCGATGACATCAAAAGTAGGAGCCATTTCATCAAACTCTTTTACCAATTTTTCTTTTGATATAATTTGTTTACCCATTTGTGATAAGTACGGCGCTAATGAAGTATCATTTAATTCTTGGTCTTTAATAATAGGTAATCCTTTAGGATTAAGTATTCCGTGTTTACCTCGTTTCATAAAGTCTAACCACTGGTTAGCTTGCATTGCTTCAGAAGGTGCGTTAACTATTTTCTCACGTGAGTTCCAAAACATTGCACCAGCAGTGTCTTCTATAGGTTCAGCTTTTTTAGCACCAGCAGTATACATGTCAGCGTATTCATTATTTCTTAAAAAATCTCTTGCTTCTTTTCCTGTGTCAAAGTCTTTTATTGGTAAACCATCTTCATCAAAAACGGTAAAGGGTTTATCCGGGCGTATTGGTCCTTGGACACTAGGTCCTTCTAACTTAGCTTTGTAGTCAGTTATCTTTCCCATTACTTTTGGAATTTTTCTAAGTAACCCACCTTTAGCTTTGTTAATAAATTGTTCACCCATAGTTTTAATAGAGTAACCTAAAGGGTCCGGTCCTTTTTCTGGAGGCACAGCTCCTGGTTTTCTTGCAATGCCACCGCTGTTGTAAGATTTGTAAAAATTATGGGCACCATATTGATTAAGATACTTTGGCTCTTGTGCTAGGCCAAAAGAATTACCTTTAAAATTTACACTTGGAAGTGCAAAAAAATCTGCGCCTTGTGTAAAGTCTTCTATTTCTCCTGATAAAACTTGACCAGCATATTTGTAATAATCATCGTAAAGATCTAAATCTTGTCCCTTAAAATCAGAAAAAAATCTTGTATTTTTATCTGAGTAAGGGGTAAATTGATTTTTACCAGATAGTACACTTATAATTGGGCTAATACCTTGGTTTGAATTTGATCCGTATCTATTTATGTAATTAGGATGATTTGCTCTATTATTTATTACGTGAGCAACTCCATATCCTCCTTGTTGAGAAGAATCTTCTGCCATCATCATTCGTGCCATGGCTTCTTGATCAGTAAGATTTTTTATAAAATTAAATCTAGTAGGGTTTTCAGGTTTAGGTTTAAATCTAGGTCTTACATCCCCACCTTCCCTGTACGAGTGTATATTACCACCTCTAAACTCTTCTTCAAATCTCATTTCGTCGTCCTCTAATTTTCTTTGAGTTTGTTGTATCTTTTTATCTTTAGCTATTTGAGCTTTTTCTTTTGTTTTAAAGATACTACCAGAAGGTGAAAAAGAATCAATAAAGCTTTCGAATAGATCTGAATAGTCGCCACCTTCAGGCGTTGACATATAATCTTTTATATAATCATCTCCATCGCCACGCATTAATCCCATCTTCTTTTCAAACTGGCTCATTTGTGTAGGCGTTGTTACATCCCATACCAAAGGATCGTCTTTTGCAAAATCATCAGGACCAGTCATGTAGTAATTTTCATCTACTATTTCTACCTGCCCTGTTTTTCTGTCCATGTAAATATGTTGGTTGTTTTGAAAATCATCACGAATATCAAACTCTACATGTAAGTCTCCATTTTTAGGTCTGTATAAATTTACGGGAACTCTATAGCCATCTGAATTTATGACTTCAAATTCTTGTTTTTGCCCACGATAATCATCTGTTACTTTTCCAGTGCTGCTGACCTTTGTACCATTTTTCATTGTGTGGCTCATGTATGCCCCTTTTGTACCTATTTGATCTAATACACCAATCATTGATTTAACCCATGGTGGTGCAAAACGTGACGCTTCTTTTACTGCAACCTTGGGTAATACTTTAGCAACAGTTCGCATTGGCAAAGCTGTTGAAGCGGCCAAGGCCCCAGAGCCTTTTAAAAATTTACGTCTAGACATTTGAGCAGCTCCACCAATGATGTCTTTAATTAGACCACCTTTTGATAAACTGTATTTGTCTATTAAATCATATTCAGCAAGTGGTCGTATAATACTGTCATCTAATTCTTTTATGTAATTATCTTTTCGCTGAGCAATTTCTCCTCTAGGTCTTGCTCTGTTTATTCCTTGAGGTTCGTAAAAAACGTTATCAATATCTAATGCTTTACTTAAATCTTTTGAAACAGGAATAATGTGACTTATTTCTGGTCTATCACTTTTTTTAAGTATACCAGCTCTTTCTGCGCGTGTTCTAGTGGCAGCTCCTATATTTCTTTCTTTTAACATTTTTCCCCAAGCAGAAGCGTCTACTTGCTTTATAATATTTTCTACTGTTTCATCTTCTGGCAATCTTGAATTTCTAATAGCTCTATTAATTTGTAGAAATAAAGAAGTTTTTGAATTAACACCACTTCCCATTTTATTCATTGATAATGAATCTATTTCTTTAAATAAATTCATTATTTTATTATAATTTTTTTCATTAAGACCAAGATCTGATTTTAATTTTCTTTCAACAGTGATTGGATTATCAAACTTATCGTATTCTTTATAACGTCTTCCAAATGAAGAAAGTCCCATTTCATATGGTTTATAATATTCTCCTGTTGAAGGATCTATTCTTTTAGCTAAAACAGCTTTTCTTGTATTACTTATATCATGACGATCAAATAATCTTCGCATGTCATCTTGGGTAAGTCTAAATAATTCTTTATCAGACATACCTTCAAGAGTGTCCCTAATGTATTTATTTTTAGCTTTGGCTTCTTTAGAAAGAGTAGTTTTATTTTGTTTACTAACAGCCGGCCTAGCTTCAAGTTCAGCTATTCTTTTTTCTTCTACTACACGTGGCACAAATCCATTAATTGGTTGTCCTTTATCACCTCTTATTTGCGTAGGGACAAGATCATTAAGTTCATATCTCTTGCCACCATAAACCGCGTGGGATTTTACTTTCTGTCCTTTTTGAGGTCCACCTGGAATACCTTCTTTTAATTTTTTAAAAATAATTTTAGCAAGTTTTACTTTAGCCATAATTACTCGTCTATACTTTGATCAACAAGGTAGGCTACGCCTAGACCTTGGCCTCCTTTATTTCTAAATTGATTTATACCTTCTGAACCAAAGTTTGCAATGTGCTTCCAACTATTCATATTTTCTTTAAATTTAGGAATACCAAAATTAGTGCTTTTTCCCCATTGAAGTGCACCAGGGGCAAGTTCTCTTGCTATTCTGCTACCTGGTATTTGATTTGCGTACTTTCCTAATTTATTTCCAACAGTAAGAATTCCTTTTCCTGATATTAACAATTCAGGTGCTACATTTATTAAATTATTTGCAAATTTTTTCGCTTCTGGTGTGTTGTAATTATAACGTGGTAAAAACCCTAATGCTTTTTGATCTTCTTCTGATCCTGTAATACCTGGGCCATTGTCGGTGGGCGAACGATCAAACATACCATAATCAAATTCGCTAGGCTCACCAATTGAATAAGAACTTGCAGCGTCTTCTACATTCTCAAATCCACCAGCATCATTATACGCTGTTATGTAATCATCATTAGCAAATTTTAATCTTACATCTATGTCATCATAAGGAGATATATTTGGGTTTAAATCAATGCTATCTAATTCATATTTTCCGTGTTTAGATAGCATTTCATTTTGATATTCTTTAGAAGCCCAATCAGCATAATCTTGTCCTGCAAGACGCCACTCATTTTTATTATTATACATGTCTCTTACCCCTTCTGAGGATAATTCATACCAACGATCAAATAAACCTTTTCTGTCGGATAGCATACTTGCTCTATCTTCGTTTGAATAAATAGAAGAATCATAAAGACCTCCAGGTTCAGTAGAAGATGTCCAATCCATGAAATCTGAATAAGCCATTTGTGGTGTATAATTTAAAGACATGTCTTTATCGGTCATTAGTTTAATTTGCGAAGCATTATTTTGTGTATTAAATCCTGATGCATTTTTCCAAGATTCATACATATTGTCACCACTCATAGGTCCTGTGTACCCAGCTTGTGTTAACATATTTTTATCTATAAAAGGAGAGTACTTTAATTTAGCTTGTTCTGCATCTTGTACTAAAGTTGTTGGATCACCTAAAGTACCAAAGCTAAGATTAGAAGCTAAGTCCGTTAAAATTGTTTTAGTTCCTTGCCCCATTGGCTCTACGTCGTATTCTAAAAATTCTGGTAAAAAAACATTGTTTGCACGTTTCATAGCATTGTCAGCAATAGAAGCAGAATTTGCTACAATATCTCCTCCAAAATCTGCAACCTCACGTGCTATATTATAACCGTGCCCTAATAAGTCTTGGCCACCACGCGCAATTGCTTGTGCTTTGTTTGAAAAATTACTTTCGCCAAATAATTTTTCAAAGTTTGATGTATCATTTTCTGCAAGATTTTTGTAACTTTGACCAGCGTCAGCTGCCTGCTCACCATACTGTTTTAAAAAAGGCGATACAAAATTAACAAATTTTTTTGCTGGTGAAGAATCATTATAAAAATTAGATAATATTCCTGTTCTATCTTTTTCCATTAGTAGTAGCTTCTCCCTCCGACTTTAATTTTTTCTTCATCTTCGTAATCATCGTCTA